CCCATAGTAGCGCCTTCTGCTGTAGCAGCAGCGCCGTTAGTATAGCCACTTTCTTTAACAAAACGTACTACGTCGGAAGTTGTAGAACCTTGGGGTATTAATTGACGCACGTGTACCAAACGCGTAGGGTCATATTTGTACCCAGGTACGCGGTCAGCTGGAATTACCTCTCCAGTAAAATCGGCCCCGGTAGTCATATCCGCTTTAACTTCAAAACGCGCAGCTTTAGACATTCCGTTACGCATAGCGTCAATAGCGCCACCTTCGATAGCTTCTACTAAAGCGCCTTTAAAAGATACTTTTTTACCAGCTTCGAATTGCTTTTTGTTAGCTACTTCCATAGCGTCAAAGCGTTCGTTAAACTTGTTAGTCAAATTTGAAATTTCAGACTTTAGTACTTCGTCTGCTTTTCCAGTCGCGCTGTCTACAGCTTGACCGTATGCCTTTTCTAGTTTAGCGTCGATAATGTCGCCTAACTGGTCTAGGTGTTGTTTAGTATTTTCGTTCATAATTGAAAAAAATAAAAAGTTAGTTATTAAATTTATTTATTAAATACTCAAAAACCGCCTGGTCGTCTTCTACTGGCTGCGTGTCGTTAGACGGCGCAGTAGCTGTCGCGAATAAACCTTTAAGTTTTAGTAGTTCTGCTTCGATAGCGTAGCCCATTTCGTCGCTTATATCGCCTTTGCGTATAAGTTTAGCTAGCGCATCGTATCTTTTAAAAATGTTTTCCTGGGCTTTAGCGCCTTTAACGTCTAGTATTTTAGCTTCTTCGTTAGCCGCTAATGTTACGGCGCTTACTTCGTATAGCTTTACTTCTGTTATTTCGCGATAGTCGCCTTTATGTTCTTTTTGCATTGGTAGAATACCTACGCTGTTTTCAGTAATTACGCCAGCCTTCATAAGTTCTAGTACGTCGTTACCTAGTGTAGTCTTGGCTATTTCAGCTGTAAACATTAAGCCTTTGTCGTCTTCTACTAGTTCTACCATTTTACCTAGTGGCTGCGCCATATTGTGCTGGTATAAGTATTTAACGCGGTGTCCGTTTTCTTTAATAGTTTTAGCGTATGCACCAGGGCGTATAATATCGCTGTCGCTGTCTTTATTATTAAAGTAGCTAGCGTACCCTTTTACAATACCTTTTTTTTCGTCTGCGTCTACTAGTTCGCCTAGTGGCGCGCTTTTAAATAAAATACTCATACTAGAATAATTTTTACAAATTTACGGTTTTTTTATTAGTGTTATTTCGCCTTGGTCTGGACCCATTCCGTCTTCTACAGCTTCTAGTATTAAACCTTCTTTTAGTGCTTTTTTAAGCATATCTATTAAACCTTCGTCGCCTAAATAACTAAAGAAGTTAAAAGGGTTTTCAGCGTCTGGGTTAGCCGCTTGGTATTTTTCCATTAGTATAAATAGTTCGTCCATTATTTACTTTTTAAAAGTTCGTCCCAAAGTTTTAAAGTGTCGGCGTATAGTTCTGGAAAAAGTTCTTTAAATAAAGGGTTACCGCCGTCGTAAAAGTTTTCGCTAGCGTGCGCTAACACTTCCCAGCGCTGGGCGTTTTTACCATATCTACCTTTATAATAAACATTTTTATGCCCACCACCTACTTTATTTTTAGTAATAGCGCCGAAAAAATCATAGGTAGCGCCCCTTAATTCTTTATACTCGTCGTCGGTTAGTTTATATTTCTTTTTAAAATAGTCGGCTTTATCTTTATCGAATAAAGTACGTAGCTTCATATTATACTTAAAATGTATATCGCCTTGGCGCCTATCTCTAAAACCTAGCTGTTTATTAAATTTATTAAAGTATTTTTCTACTATTGTATTAGAAACTATTTTAAAGCTAGACCATTCATTTTGAAAATGTACTTGATGTCCTATTTCGTGGTTCAAAACCTTATTAAAAGACTTACTACCTTTTTTAAATCTTAGCGTTCCTATCTCTATATATGTATTGTCAGCGCTTAAAAAAGCACCTTTATTTGCTTTTAGTCTAATATCTATACTTTGCTTTACATCTTTTAGTATTTGTAGGTCGCCTACTATATAGCCCTGGGCTTCTAATTTCTTTAACTGGTTATACTGGTCTAGTGCTGGGTGGTTTACCCTTTCGAAGTAGTCGCCTAGCGGTTCGCCTTTGCCCTGTTCTGGTCCGCTGTACCTTGGCTTAGGTTTTGGTTTTGGTGCGCCTACAGTTGCTGCTATACTAGCTACGTCTGCGGCTGTTAGTCCACCAGTAAGGTTTTCGCCAGCTAGTCCTACGCCTATATTTTCTAGACCTTCTACAGCTACAGCGTCTTCTATAGGTACTGGTATAGGGACGCATCTACAGTTTATTACGTTACTAGCGCTACCGCGTCTGTCGCCTGGTTCCATTAGTTCTTCGCCTTGCACTATAAAGGGCTGGTTAAAAAGTACTGTCTGTCCGTCTGCTGCCCTATGGCTTGCGCGTTCGCGTCCGTCTAGTGCTGTAGACCATTCCTTATATAATTGGTCTGGTGGAAAAATAGTAGTAGCGCTTTCTAGTATAGCCCTATTACTTATAGCGGTGGTTTCTGTTTTTATAAACCGTTCGGCTTGGTATTTACTATAGCCGTCAAATTGTCGACGTAATATACGCGCTTGTTCAGCTGTACCTAGCGCTTGCCATTCTGGGTCGCGGCTTAGCTTTGTCGTAAGGGCTATAAGCGTTTTTAGTGCTGTACCCTGTACTAGTGTTACGTTTGTTTTAGCTACGCTTGCGCCATAACTAGCAAAACTTGCGCGCCATTGGTTTTGGTATTGGTCGGCGCTTTGCTTTTTTACAAATTTTTCAAAGTTTCTAAAATACCAGTTAGCAAAATGTAGCCCTGTTTCTTCGTAGTAGTCTTCGTAGAATTTAGACAGAAACGTAATAGGAAAAAGACCCTGTACTATTATACGCCCTTCGTTTACAAACTGGTCTACCCCTTTTGCGTATTCAGCGTTATACCATTTGCGTAGTTTAGCTATATACTGGCGTTCCATTTTACCGCGTTCACGTTCGACGGACGTTTGCCAGACTTGCTTAAACTGCTTACTTATAGCTGGCTTACTATAGCGTTCGTACTGGCTATAGCAAAAGGCTACGCGTTGCTGCGTATTAGGAAAATCCGCTATGCTTTCGGCGTCGCTTACGCATCTAGTAATAAACCTACTGCGGTCTTCGCCTGGTCTTGGTTTAGGCATTTTCTTCTAGTTCGGCTAGCTTTTTGTTTGCGTATACGCGCATAGCTTCGCCGCCCCATAAGTTGTAAGCTACAAAACCGTTATCTAGCCAGGGTTCGTCTTTATATTTTGGGTCTACAGTACTGTACGTTTTAGCGCGTTCTAAATAGCTTCTAGTGCGTTTTAAAACGTCTAGGCTAATTGGTTCGCGGCTGCTTAATTGCTGCGCCCTAGCTAGCCCTACGTTAGTTCCAGCGGTTACTACATCCCTTCCGTATTTTTCAATCCAGCCTAGCATACGCTTAGCGTTGTTACTAGCTGTTTGTGGGTAGTCGTCGTAGCTTTCGGCTTTAGTGTCTAAGTCGTCCGCTTTAGCTTCTACAGTTTCGGCGCTTACTACAATATCTTTAAGCGCCTGTTTTATTAGTTGTTTTTCAGCTTCTATATCTACAGCCATTGGTGCTGGTTCTGGTATTTCTATATCCTGGTTACTTACTGGTAGTAGGTTACTAGGTATATAGTAGTCGTCCATAGCTGGCGTGTCTTCGTCTTTGCCGTAATTCATTACAGCGCGTTTTTCGTTTGGTGTTATCCACCAGGCAGCGCTAAGCTGTTGTACTACTTTGTCGTTTTCTTCTTGTAGTTCTGGTATAGCTGTAAAGTCAAAGTCTAGGTATAGGTTGTCGCCGTACATTGGTACTAGCCAGCGGTTCAATTCGTCGCGTAGTTTTACTAGTTCTGGTATTACAGCGTTCTGGTATAAAGCCTTTTTGGCTTCTTTCATATTGTTATAGGTGCTGGCTTCTGTATTATTAAGCAGCTGTACAGGTACGTTATAGATATTACAAATATCTTTTATAGACGCGTTATACTGTTCTATTAGTGAAACGTCCGCAGCGTTTAAACCAAAGTTAACCCAGCTTAGTTTCTTAGGCGTTATAATAACGTCGCCACCGTTGTCGCTACCCTGGTACTGCTGTCTAAATTTATCCTTTAACTGTTGCGCCTGTACTTCGTTTAGGTCGCCTTCTTCGGACATAAGTACACCCCTAGCGGTCTGGTTCTGTAGATATTTAACCCCTGTAGTTACAGCTTCGTTATTTGTTGTTAAACTTCTAAGACCAGCGCGTAGTGGGCTTTGACCGTATAAGTGGCTGCCTGTACCGTCGTAGTATGGATTAAAGTCTTTTATATGTAGTACACAGTCTGCGTCCATACTGTACTGTCCGTTATACTCTATACGGTATTCCTTTATAGGTTGCATAATACCGTTACTAACTATTTCTACCACTTGGCTGGGCAGTACGTATAGTTCGGTGTACTTACCCTGGTTAGGTCCGTTGTCTGGTCCTATACCATATACATAACGGTTACCAGTTAGTTTGCCAAAGGCTATTAATTCTGTTAGCCAGCTGTTATAAGACTGCGCTGGGTTTGGTCTGTCTAGCAGTTGGTGTAGCGCCGTGTCTTTAACTTCTACTAGCGCGTTCTTCTGTAGCATCTTAGCCTGGTACATAGTACTACTATCTAGCGTGCCGCTTGTTAGCGCCTTATAGCGTTTTAAATCGTTGTCGCTTTGTTTTTCGTATATCTGGAAGGGTATAGTAGTAGCCGCCTTAGTAATAATGTTTACCAGCGAATATACCGTAGCGTTCTTACGGTAGCCTTCGTCTATATAGCTTCTGTCGTTTTCTGGGTTCCATAAAATACTTTCGCCTAAATACTGGTATATAGCGCGGTTATATTCTGCTGCTGTTTGTTGGGCGTTCTTTGTTATTAATTTACTAAGACGTTCTAATAGGCTAGGCATACTTAAATTTTTACAAATTTACTATTTTTAAATTACAAAAAAGTCGTTACGGTTCTTATATAGGCTGTAGGTAGAATATCTAAGCGCGTCGCATAGGTGGTTATGCTTATCTATTGGTGTGTTTATTACCGTACCGTCCTTTAGCTGCTGCCAGTAGTAGTTCTGTTGTTCTTTGATTAGGTTAGTACTTTCTTCGCTTACTATTACGTCAAATTCCTTTAGTAGCGATATTCCAGCAGTAATAGACCCAGCGCCTTTTATAGCTGGCTTAGCTAGGCAGTCCATTTGTTTAAGTTCTACAATACTTTTAGGTTCGGCGCTATCACAAAACATTAGCGTATGATTTAAACCTTGCGCCTTTAAAAAGTCGCTTATATCGCGGTTTGTTAGTCCTGTCTTATATAGCAGTTCGTGTACGTATAGCTTGTTACCTTTCTTAGCTACTTTAAGTATAGCTGTAGGGTCGTTCGTAAAGCCAAAGTCTAAGCCTAGGTGGTAGTCTAAGTCTGGGAAGTCAGCGTAAGGTATATAGGTCCAGTTCTGGAAAATCTGGCGGCTACTAAATACAGCGCGCTGCCCTTCGCCAAAGACGCGCCAGTAGTCTGGGTCGCGGTCTTTTAGTAGTTCTATTTCGCGTACTAGTTCAGCTGGTAGGAAGTTATTGTCTTGGTAAGTTGTTATCCAGGTTTCGACGTCGTCGCGGTCTACGTCTATTAGTTCTGTATATAGCCAGTGTATAGGGTCCGAAGGGTTGAAGTCTATTATAAGCTGTTCTGTCGTACGCATATTAAGCTGTCTAAAGTCTTCGTAGTCCAGTTCGTTAGCTTCGTTTATAAAGCATATATGGCGCTTCCTACCGCGTATTTTCTGTGGGTCGTCTAAATTTAAAAAAGATATAGTACAGCCGTTATACTTAAACGTGTTTTCGCTTTTATTGTGTACGCCACGATAGTATATACCTAGGCGCTGTAGTATTCCTATTAGGTCGCGCTGTACAGAACCTTTAATAGCTGGTAGCGTTTTACGTACTATATCTATTGTTAGCGGCTTCTTAGCTGTGGTTATTCTGTACACTAGGTATTGACAAACAGCGTAAGTCTTACCGCTTCTAGTACCGCCCTGGTGTATTTTTATTCTAGCGTTGCTGTTTAGGGTTTGGTAAAATTGTATATTACAGCTTTCAGTTACTTTTTGTCTGCTGGCTTCCATTCTATTAGCTTACTTTCTATAGCGCCGTCGTGTGCTATTTCCTGGCGTTCTATATAGCCGCGCTTCTTACCTTTTGTTTTTAAGTAGAATATAATAGCTGTAGGGTTTTCGTCGCGTATAAGTTTATGTAGTTTACTTTCTGCAAAGTCTAGGGCTACGTTGCTAATATCGTCTACAGCGGCTTTAAAGTCTTTGTCTTTTTCTAGCCATAGGTAGTAAGTTTTTCTGGCTATACCTATTTGCTTACAGGCTGTAGAAACAACACCTAGGCTTTTTTCTAGGGCTTCTAGCATAGCTTCTTTTTTCTGTTGTGTATTTTGTATAGCCATACTGCAAAAGTACATAAAAACGCCGTAAACTAATAACCATAAAAAAACCCACCATTTAGGTGGGCTTGTTACTATAGTTGTTTTAGTAGCCGTTGGGCTTTGGTTATTATATTCCGCTGCCGTATTAGTTCGTCGTTTAGTCTGTCTACTTCTGCTTCTAGCTTAGCTATACGTTCTGTAGCTTTGTCTAGTTCCTTTTTACGCGTTCTTAGGTAGCTAAATACTGGAAAATTTACGTTTTGCATTTTGTCTGTTTTTAGTGTTATTATAAAGGGGGTTTTTACACCCCCTGTTTTTTTTTAGTAGCCGTAGCGGTCGCGGTGGCTTAGCTGTATTGTCTTTTGTTCTTTAGGGTCGTAAGTTTTATAACCGCCTAAAACATTTTGTATATTATTTAGTTTAGCTTGCCTTTTGTTTATTTCTTGTTCTACTATACTAGCTAACCTAAATAAGTCGCGGCTATTATTAAGGTCAAGTTTGCGCCCTTTATGGTCTTCTATTCGTTTTATATAATCTTTTAAGTACATATTTCTGTTTTAATTGTTTAACAGTACAAATGTACACAAAAAATCTATACTTGCAAATTAATCTTAAACTTTTTAGGTTTTACAGGTTAGCTATTCTACTTTTAGACCAAACTTTATTTTAAGCTGGGTACGTAGTAAACCGTTTTCGGCTTCCAGTTGTATAACCCTTTGGTATAGTTCAGACTTCTCTAGTTTAAGCCGTTCTAAGTCCCTTTTTAGTAGTATATCTGGTTTAGACATTTGCTATAAATCAGTATACCAGCCTATAGTTATACCAAATAAAAAGCATAAAAACTGTAGCTGGTGGGTATTGTAGCTAGTTGGGTCTTCGCCGCGTATAAAGCTATCTGTATAAGATACGCCAGCAATACAGCCGTAGATAGGAAAAATAGTTATATACATAGTTCTACTTATTATGTTTTTCGTAAAGATAGGTATAAAGTTCCCATATTTTAGCGCTAGCTGCCTTATTATTAGTGTATATATCTGGGCTGCGTACCTTTTTGCCGTTGTCTTCTATTACTATTCCTAGCCCTTTTTTAGTCGCTACTACGTATATTTTTATACCATTTTTTAGCGCCCAGGACATAGCCTTATATGCTTTATTATTCATTAAAATAGTCT